ATGTCTTTTGGCACAGCCTCTTTAATGACACAATATTTATTTTTTTTGAAGCTCATCTTTATGACTCCTTTCTTTCGATATTGCTGTTTCAACAACTTTTATATTCCAATGTATAAATCTAAAAGGTTCTAGTCCCGGATCTACTGCAAATTGATGTGGAACATAACCTGGAAAAACAATCATAGTTCCTGGTTTAGGTTTATAGTGAACTTGATTACTTCCTAATGTGATGTTTGATTGATCTTTCATAAATAGTTTTGTCATTTCTGCACCAGGTCTTGGGTCATGAAAAATAGGATAAGATGTTTTCTCACTACATTTTAAGAAATAAAATCCAGATACGTGTTGGTTCCAATGAACATGAGTATCATGATGTCCTCCACCTTTTTCACTAAACTCTTGCACCCAAAATTCTGTAAAATGTAAGCTATGATTTCGTAAATCAAATCCTTGCCAATCTAAAAATTCATATGATCTTTGACCTATAAATTGAACTAAGTCTTTTACTTTAGGATCATTTGAAAAGCTCTCACTATGTTTTGATAAACCAAATGTACCAATATCTTTTTTCCATTTAGGTTCATTTTTTAGTTTATCTTTTAAAAGTTTATCAGCTTTTTTAATATATTTATCTGTTACTTTGATTGTATCTTTCAAAAACATTGGAGCCTCTGCGATCCAAATGGGTGTTTGAAAATAGAATGCAGATTTAAAATCTACATGTCCTTTTGGTTTTTGTGGTGTGCTACTTCCGCCTTGTTCAAAAAAATTATTCATATTATTTAAATGGATAACCTAGATTCCATATCACTAGACTATACCTTACTCCTTTTGTTACTGGTTTGACTCGATGCCATACGAAAGATGGAAATACAACCAACGAGCCTTTTGGTAATATCTCTGTGCATGTTCTAATATTAGGTTTTTTATCAGGGTCTTCATTTCTAAAATCAAACTCTAATTCACCACCTTTGTATTCTTTTGGATCTGTTAAACTAACTGTTACAGATAGTTTTCTAATCTTACCTTTTGTCGGACCTTCTATCATATAAGGTTTATCCCAACTATCACAGTGCCAATCATAATATTGGCCTTTTTTATATATAGTAAACTGACATTGTTCTGAATAATCCCATTCATAATTCCAACCAGCGTTTGCATTTGCTTGATGTACATAAGGTTGTATTTCTTTATATATCCAACGATCATTCATCCAAACAATATTTGAATCTCTTTTTTTCTTTACGTCTTTAATTTCATCTTCTGTTAAGGGATTTTTTTCTAAATCTCTGTCTCTACCATAACCACCTGTAATGGCCTGTACTTCTCTCTCTTTTTCTGCTTTACCATAACGCACAATCATGTCGCAAATTCTTGGCGGAATTGCAGATTTAAAATACCAGAAATAATTAGATATATTCATAAGTTACAGTTAAAATTACGTTAAGTTTTTTTGATTTATTTGCCGTAAAAAAATATTTTTGTGTTGATGGAAATAAATAAAAATGGTTATTTTTAACCGGCACGTGCCAAGTTCTGCCTTTTCTTCTGTTATCGTCATATTCAATGACAAGTTCACAAGATTCTTTTTCACAGTCTACAATATAAATTAATGTGTAATCAGCTGAGTTTCTTAAATCTACAGGGTCAACATTATTTCTACAAAGTGAAACTTCAGATGGACTATACACATTTCCAAAAATATTTTTGTTGATTAAACTTTGTTTATATTTTTCAACAAAATGGTCTCTTATATAATCTAATAACCATCCTATTTTTTGAGAAAAATTTAATTTGTAATCGTTGTAAGAGAAATCTTTGTTGTTATTACTAACTCTATTTTCTTCTACGTAAGAAGATACGATGTCGTTTTTTATTGATTTACGATCTATTTCAAAACCTTTGGGAGTTTTTACTTCTCCGTAAGTTAAACTGATTTCAGATAACACCACCTTATCCATAAATTATTCTTATGATCTATCCACCAAGTCCCAAGTTTGCCCAGACTCATTCCACTCGTATGTCCAAGAGTGAGTGTTAGCTTGGTTTTGTGATTCTTGCTCTGCAGTTAGTGCAGGGGCATCGCCAACCGGAGAATGCCATTGTGCATCAGATGTGTCTTTAACCCAAGATGGGTAAGGTTTTGGCGGCCAAAAAATATCGTTATCTTCATCATAAGTGAAACCTATACCAGCGTAATTTCCTCTCAAGGCTTTTGAGTTATCACCAGATGAATGTGTGTTAGCTCTTGTGTTGTATGAAGTTTGTTTCCAAAGAGGCCAGTGATGAATTCTTTCTAAAAACTGTCTACCTACCTCTTCATCTTCTCTACCATCAGCATCATGTAAATCTTTGTTATCCACTACGTGGACCCCAATGACTTTACTGTTTATTCCTAGTTTTGCAAAATGTGCCATAATGTTTCTCCTTATATATTATTTTTAAAAACCATTCAACTATTGAAATTTGTATCTAATTACTACTGTCCCACCTGATCCATTACCACCTGAATTACCATTTCCACCACCGCCACCGCCTGATCCTCTGTTAGCAGTCGCATTTGAACCAACTGTTCCTGGAGGTCCTCCTCCACCACCAGTGCCACCTATACTACTTCCTCCTGCACCGCCAGTACCTGCATAAGCGTCTGAACCACCACCTCCGCCTCCAGCATACGCAACTGGTGAAGCTGAAATACAACTTGTAACTCCTGTACCACCAACACCGCCAATAGCACCTGGTCCACTACTTACAACACCATTTCCACCTGCACCACCAGCACCACCTCCTCCACCGGCGCCATCTCCTGATGGAGCTGAGAATGTTCCTCCTGGATTACCTTGTGGTGGATTTACTGGTGGAGTATTTCCTGCTCCTGCCGCTCCTGGTCCACCAGTTGGATTTGCTCTTCTTCCTGCACCACCGCCTGAACCACCAGCTACTCCTGAATTTGGGTTAGGTCCAGCACCTCCACCACCACCTGCTGAAGAAATTGTTGAAAAACTTGAAGCACATCCTGCCGTACCTGGGCCGCAACCACTTGTTACTCCTGCACCACCTCCTCCGACTACAACTGGGAAACTTGTTGCTGTAACTGATAAAGCAGCGACACCACAAACCAATGTACTTGGACCTGCTGTGTAACAACCTGATGCTGTTCCTGATGATGCTCTAAAACCTCCTGCACCTCCACCACCTGTTCCATTTCTTCCACCTCCTGCACCACCAGCTAGAACCATATAATCAACTGTGTTTGAACCTCCTGAATTTCCTGCACAGCTTACTACGAAGTTTCCATCTCCGGTAAACGTATGAATTTTAAAATTTCCTGAAGTGGTTATTGTACCACCTGTTGCTGTCACAAATAATGATCCAGTTGTTTTTGCAGTAGAATCATGAATATCCATCCAGCCTCTTGTGCCATCTACATAAATTAAAGTTACTGATTGTCCCTCTACATCTAATGTTGCATTAGCACATTGTCCACCAATTTTTGATCCGTTTCTACATAACGTCACTGCTTTACACGCATCATCCCAAGTATTAAGATAATCTTTAAAAGCTACTATATCACCTTGTGAGGGTGAGCTGGGAAGCGTAACCGTAATTGCTCCACCATTTGTATTAAGAAAAAATCCATCACCACTAGCTGCAGTAAATGGAGATGTTTTTGCTGTTGTACACCAGTCTACAGTTCCGGTTCTACCGAACCCTGATTGTGTAGCACCTGGCGCTAAAGTTACAGCCGTGCAAGCGCCACCTAGTGTAAGTGTGCTTCCTGTTCTTTTTTGTATNTCGTTTACTTTAATTATACTCATAATTTAAATCCTTACGGTGTAAATGTTCCATCTGCTGTAAATATTCTAATAGTATTAGAACCACAAGTTAGAACTACGTTTCCTCCTGTTACAGCAGGAGTTGCATCTGCTGTCGCATGTTTAAGAACTACTATTCCTGATCCACCACTACCACCNGTNCCAGCTCTGTTTGCACCGCCACCACCGCCAGTATTAGTGGTTCCATTAGTTGCACCGCCGCCACCACCGCCAACGCCTCCTGATCCAGCACTACCGGGAGCAGGTGGAAAACCTCCTCTTCCTGCACCACCACCTGCAAAATATCTTCCTGGTGCTGGTCCTGGTGTTCCATAAGTTGGTGCTTGAGGTAATGAACCAAAAATTGAAATAGGCGCTCCCGCTCCACCATTACCNCCTTGATTGGTGCTTACACAAGCACCGGATTGTCCTGCAGCTCCAGCTCCGCCGCCACCGCCTGATCTTACATTTCCTGAACTAACTAAACCAGGTCCACCATCATTTCCTTGCGGAGGACTTACGTTAGGTGTATTTCCANNNCCTCCTGNTCCTGACCTACNCCACCGCCACCTGATCCACCNTCACCTCCATTGAGAANNACCTGCTCCACCTGGACCTGCGTCTCCACCTACTCCACCACCTGCACTTGTTACTGTGCTAAAAATNGAGTTTTCGCCAGCGACAGATGTTACAGGAGCACCTGCTCCTCCACCGCCAACTTGTACTGTGTACGGACCACAATTTGATCCCACCGGAACAGCAGCAATATTTCTAAAACCACCAGCTCCAGCTCCACCGCCACCATACATTGGTGGTCCATTAGCTCCACCNCCACCAGCGACTGCAAAAACTTCTACGTTGTATACAATGTTTCCTGTNAAACCTACTGAAGAATCATGAACCTCTTGCCAACCTTTTACNCCATCAACGTAAACTAAAGTTATTGATTGATGTTGTGTAGTTAATTGTCCGTCTCCACAAGTTCCATTAATCTTTGATCCGTTTCTACCGAGTGTAACTTCTTTGCAAGCTGCATTCCAAGTTCCGTTATAATCTTTAAAAGCCACAATACTACCTTGAGATGGGGAAGCTGGAAGTGTTACTGTTATNGCTCCTCCATTTGTGTTAAGAAAATAACCTCTACCATTTTCTGAAGTAAATGGTGATGTCTTTGCAGTAGTNCACCAATCTACAGTTCCGGTACGACCAAAACCTGTTTGTGTTGCGCCTGGTGCAAGATTAACAGCACCACCACATCTACCTAATGTCACCGTTGCACCATCTGCAATAATAGTTTGACCAGATCCAGAACCAATCGTTACTGTCGATCCACATTTTTTTATAATGTTAGATCCGTCTGAAACTTTGTTTATATTATCTACTTTAATCTCACTAGTCATTATTGAAATTTATACCTTATTATTACTACTCCTGAACCGCCAGCTCCGCCTGTTCCACCAAAATCTTCACTTCCAGCTCCACCGCCGCCACCGCCTGTGTTAGCAGTTCCATTTGTTCCATTACCAGGTCCATAAGGTTTTCCTGCACCTCCGCCATCGGTAGCTGTTCCACCCGTATGTGGTGGTGAGTTTCTTGCGCCTCCGCCGCCACCTCCAGCTCTTCCTACTGGTGAAGCTGAAATACAACTTGTTGCTCCTGCTCCTCCATTACCTGAAGCTGTTGAGGTAGTTGTCCCTCCTGCAGCTGTTGCACCACCNCCGCCACCACCTGCATTGTTTGGCGGTGTATTTCCACCGACACCACCATTTGTTCCTTGCGCTGGAGTTGTTGGGGGAGTGTTACCAGATCCTCCTGCAAAAGGGCCAGGGCCACCACCTCCTCCGCCTCCTGATCCACCATTTCCACCTGCTGTGCTATTAGCTGCACCNATTCCACCACCTGCAGACGTAATAGTGCTAAAAATTGAGTTTTCACCTACACCAGCCGTATTTCCCGGTGGAACAAGAGCGCCTGCACCACCAGAGCCAACTTGTATTGGATAAGATTGAACTGAAACAGGTAAACCTGCTGGAGCGTTTAAAGGGCTAGCTGTGTATGGAGTAGCTGGAGTTTTACCTTCTCTAAAACCTCCTGCACCTCCTCCACCAATAGACGAACCTCCGCCGCCTCCAACCACTAAATATGAAACATTATTATTTGCTGGAGTTGGAGCTGTATTAACTACAAAAGTTCCATCTCCGGTAAAAGTATGAATTTTATCATTTCCTGATGTTGTAATTGTACCACCTGTTGCAACTATAAAAGCTGGAACACCTGTTACGTTTGAAGTGCCATCTTGAATTGATTGCCAACCTTTTGTTCCGTCAACATAGATTAAAGTTACTGATTGAGATTCTGTGCTTAATTCTGCGTTATGACACTCACCATTAATTTTTGATCCACCTCTACAAATTGTAACTGAATTACAATCCCATTTATTAGCATAGTCTTTAAACGCAACTATATCTCCTTGCGAGGGAGAACTTGGAAGCGTAACTGTGATCGCTCCACAAGTTGTATTTAAAAAATATCCTTTTCCTGATGCAACTGTTAAAGGTGAAGTCTTAGCCGTTGTACACCAACTAACTGTTCCAACCCCTCCTATTGATGAACCTGATGCAAGGGTTACTGTTTTACCTGAACTACCTAAAGTTAAGGTAGAACCACATTGNACATCNACTTGTATTTACTTCTATTTTACTCATTATATTACTACCAACGTTCCAGTTACAGTNACTGTTGCACTAAAAGTTACAGGACCAGCTAATACAGCANTTNCTATTNCCATAGGTCTAGNAAAAGTTGCTNCATGATGATGTATACTAGTTTCAGCTACTCTATCACCTATATAAACTTGTTCATTTATCTCAGCCATTTATTCTCCTTATGTACTAATTGCATCTACACGGCTTAACCAAACGTCTACACTTGATGCAGTATT